ACTGACTGACCTAGCAGACTCGCCAAGACAGTAACACTACGGAGGTAAAAAATGGCAAACTCAACTTTTAACGGTCCAGTTAGATCTGAGAATGGTTTTAAAACTATTATCAAAGATAGCACAACTGGCGGATTAACTAATGAAATGACTATGTCAACTTACAGCACTTCTATTACAATTGCTGCTTCTGGAACTTCTCACAAAGAAGCTTCTATTGGAATACCATCAAACTTTATTCCAATGGGTGTAGCGATAACTGTAACTGGTGCCGCTGCTAACGCAGTAAATTTAGTAGATATTGGTACTGATGCAGATACTGATGGTTTTGTAGATGGAATCTCAATAGCTATTAACTCAACTGGTTTCAAAGGGTTCTTCCCTTGTAACGGAGTTTTAGGTATGTCTGGTGGTACTACAACTGCAGCTACTGAAACAGCTGATGAAGTGGAAGTAGTTATTTCTGGAACAGCAGGAGCTGGTGGAGTAATCGCATTAAAATTCTTTGGAATCGCGTCTGACTCACCAACTGCATAATAGGAGCTAACTATGGCAACTTCTGATGTTATAACAGCTTCTGTAACTTCAACTGGCGACATGACCACTAATCGTTCAAGACTTCGCGGTTTTGTAGTTTCAGGTGGAGCTTCAGATGGCACAGTTACTTTTAAAAATACTAGTTCAGGAGCAACACTGTTGGTGTTGCCCGTGAATGCTGACACTACAGAAACATTAAATATTCCAGACAATGGCGTATTGTTTTCTAGTGGCATACATGCAACTTTATCTAACATAGATAGAGTGACTATATTTTTTACAGGTTAATAAGGAGCATTAAATGGTTTATAAAAAAACTAAAGGCTATGGCAAAGGCGGCATGGCTAAAAAAACTAAAGGCTATCGTAGCGGCGGTATGATGAAAAAAACCAAAGGCTACAGAGCTGGTGGTAAAGCAACTAAAGGTTACAGTAGAGGCGGCGCTGCTAAAAAATAAATAAAAAGAAGATTGAGGTATAAATGCCATATTTGATGAGCAATGTCCCATACTTTAAATGTTGGGTCAGAAGAGAGTTCACATGTAATCATTTACGCTATCATGGAGAGTATTTACATGCGCTAGCAATAGCCGTAAATACTATCCCTGATAGATCACTGAGCTTTCAAGTTGTCTTTACCGGGTGCGAGATAGATGACGAGGATTGGAAAGAAGGCAATATTCACGGCGGTGCTATGTGGGCAAGAATGCCTATTCAAGCATTAGTAGCTGATGTACCTTTAGATGAATGGCCAGAACCTATGGAAGATCATTTGTGTCAACCATGGGATTGTGAATCTAGACATCATTCAATCATAACTATGGATAGAGTAAGTTCTTCGCCATGGATGTGTAAGATCGATAATAAATTTTATCAAGGTAAATATTTATTTACTGTAGATTACACAGACCATGAGATAGCAGATGATCCTGCTCAACATAAGCAATCACATGTGATATATTTAACAGACGCTGGAAAGTGGACTGGTAATATAGTTGCACTTCCTAACAATAGAGTTAGAGCAACTAGCCCAGCTTTGTGGAGAACTGGCGAAGGAGCACCTGATTTTACTCCTTCACAGCATCTGCATTCTGCTGAAGGTCATGAAAGTTATTTAGATCCTAGGATAACTTTTAATAATTTATATAGTGATGAGGATTAAACATGGCAACATCAAACAGTACAGACTTTGAACCAAATGTCGCAGAGTTTATTGAAGAAGCTTATGAAAGATGTGGGTTAGAGTTAAGAACTGGATATGATTTAAAATCTGCAAGAAGATCTATTAATCTTATGTTAGCTGAGTGGGCTAACAGAGGATTAAATCAATGGACAATATCTGAGGCCACACAAACAGTTACTGAGGGCACTAGAGAATATACTTTAGATTCTAGCGTTATAGATGTTTTAGATGTAGTGTTAAGAAGAACCGAAGGCTCAACTACTACTGATACACAAATGTCTAGAGTAAGTAGAAGTGAATACATAAACATTCCAACTAAAGGAACCAAAGCTAGACCTAATCAATATTTTTTAGATAAACAAAATACCCCGGTTTTAAAAGTATGGCCAGCCCCAGAAAATTCTACAGATATTTTAGTTTTTAATAAAATGGTAAGAATGGATGATGCTGACAAAGCAACCAACACTATGGATTTACCATTTAGATTTTATCCTTGTTTTGTAGCTGGCTTGGCGTACTACTTATCTATGAAAAGAAACCCACAATTAACAGAACAATTAAAAATAATATACGAAGAAGAATTTAGAAGAGCTGCTGATGAAGATGGAGATCGAGCATCTTTTAGAATCAATCCTTCACAAAGTTAATAATGGCTTACGCAAAAGGTAAACAAGCATACGGAATATGCGACATATCTGGGTTTAGATACAAACTAAAAGATATGAAAAGAACTTGGGACGGCTTATTAGTGGGTCCTGATCAATGGAGCCCAAAACACCCTCAATTAGAACCAAGAACTCATGCAGCTGATCCAGAAGCTTTATTCAATCCTAGACCAGATAGAACAGAAGATGGCGGGACTGGTTTTGTTGTTGTAACTGCACCAAGCATAACAAAAAACTTTTCTATGTTGTCTAGTACTATTCCTAGCAAATTTGAATTAGCTAAATTATCTGGCAACCTAGGGGATATTAGTGTCCTTGAAAATAGTAGGCCGCCAATATCTGTAGACTTGTCTGGAGTATCTGCAACTAGTTCTTTAGGAACAACAACCGTTACGGGTAACATAAGCACAACTGTTGACGTAACTAGTTCACAATTACTTGGATTAACTGGATCAATAACTGTTACTTCAAACTTTACAGAATACGAAGTTAGGGTAGCTTCTTTTGGAGGCGGTAATAGATACTTTATAGATAGTGTTGTCTATCCTACATTAAATTTATCTGAGGGCAGTACTTATAGATTTGATCAATCTGATTCATCTAATTCTGGGCACCCATTAAGATTTTCTACTACTGCCAATGGTACACATGGCGGAGGCACAGAATATACAACAGGAGTTACCACTAACGGAACACCTGGAAGTTCGGGTGCTTATACACAAATAACTGTAGCAGTAGGAGCTCCAACACTTTATTATTACTGTACTAATCATTCTGGCATGGGAGGTCAAGCAAACACTCCTTAGTTTGATATAATTTAATTATGACTTATACACAGCTACAAGATTTAATTAAAAACTTTTGTGATAGCACAGAAACTACTTTTGTTAATACTATTGCAGACTTTATTAAAAATTCAGAAGAAAGAATATTTCAACTAGTAGAATTTGATTTTTTTAGAAAGAATGTAACTGGAGTATTTACTGCTGGAAATAGATTTTTAACAACACCTTCAGATTATATAGCCAGTTTTTCTCTAGCAGTATTGGATTCTGGCGGGGATTATCATTACCTTTTAAAAAAACATCCTACATTTATGCAAGAATATTCAGAAGATCCAGCTGATACTAACTTGAGAGGATTGCCTTTGTACTACGCTGATTTTGATAAAGAACTTTCTACAGCATCTAACAATGGATCTACCATAACAGTAAGTCCAGTACCAGATGCAAACTACAATGCAGAACTTCATTATCTTTACAAACCAGCTTCTTTAACTTCTGGTTCTGGTAGCGGTACTACTTGGCTATCAACAAATGCAAGAAGCGCTTTGCTATACGGTTCTTTAGTTGAGGCTTATACTTTTTTAAAAGGAGAACCAGACATATTAGCTCAATACGAAAAAAGATTTATGGAAGAAATAGCAAGACTTAAAAATAGAGCAGAGGGCAGAAGTAGAAGAGATGAATATAGGGCTGACGCACTAAGAACAAATGTAACTTAAAGAGAAAAAAATGGAGAAGATTCAAGAACTTCAAGGTAAAAAAATAGCTTTAGTTGGCTTAGGTAAAAGTTGGTTTGACTTTGCATTAGCTAGATCTAACGGTGAGCAGTTTGATGAAATATGGGTAATCAATGCTGTAGCCAATGTAATTAAACACGATAGAGTTTTTATGATGGACCCAGCTTCTAGGTTTTTAGATAGCGATGATGCTGGGTTACAAACCAACGGCATGAAAGAAGTTTTGTTAAGTCATCAAGGCCCTATCTACACATGTGAATTAGATGATCGTTGCCCAGGATTAGTTGAATACCCAATCGAAAAAATAGTGGCAGAAAATAATTCTTTTTATTTAAACAACACAGTTGCCTATGCAATAGCTTTTGCTTAT